TCTCCGTCAATATGATATATGGATTTTCAGCCATTTAACCGTCTCCTCTGGCAATCAAGGACATTACTATTATGCCCAGCAATGCCGTAGGCACGGTCCGCAATGGATGATTGCCGATCATGTCAATAAAGAGCGTTAACAGCGACGCAAACAACATCCTATTTTGCCGGGAGACCGTAAGGATATAACATCCAGCCAGGGCAAGCCCCACAACTCCGAAGTTAAACAATAACCCCACGTACTCGTTATGTAACTGATTGTCCGCTGCCCAGGAGATCCCCGGACCGAACCCGAATAACAACGTCGGCCAGGAGGACGTGGACTTCTCGATAGCGTCCGCCCAGAAGCCCAGGCGGTCAGCCTCGAAAATGTTGTGGTTATCGTAGAAGGTGAAATAAAGCGCCCCCGGTATGACCATGACCACTGCCAGTCGCCAGCCCCCGAAATACCAGGCACATCCCATGAGTGCTGCGACAAAGGCAGTGCTTGTTTTGGAGGCAATCAGACAATAAAAAAGAAGCGGCAAAAACCACCGCCAGCCGCGCCGGAAAAAGAAGGGGATGGAAATACCGAGGAACGCCGCCAGAAAGTTAGGATTTGCCAATGTGCCCACGGGGGTTCGGAAAGACATTTCTCCCTGGATTTCCATGAACTGCCTGAGCAATGTCGAAACCGGGTCAAACCAAATGTACTGCGTGAAAGCCAGCAACGCTTGGATGATGGCCCCGATGCAAATGATGTTTGCAAAGGTATTCGTGGAGATGCTGCTACAATAAACGGCTTGATAAACGATCGTGGCCATGAGGATAAACAGGCATCCGTCTATTGACGTCAATATCAACTCCGGAGAATAGACGCCTGCGGCTCCCATGAGAAGCACCCAAACCAACCAGCCGACACTGAACAGGGCAAGTCCCCGGAGCCAGATGTTAGGCAGGGATATTGCCGTTAAGGCCATAGCTGCTACTACCAGGGAGTAAACGTGCCCCTGGTTGGCATCCCGGCCCCAGAACATAATCAGGGGTACAGAGATAATGGCAGTGGCAAGAACGGCATTTGTTAGGCGCTCAGCGTTCATGGTAGGCCTTCCCCCGGTTTAATGCGTCTGGTCTGCTGTGACGCGGATATAGTCGGATCCATTGTGGATCACTACCGCTGTTTTATTGCTCGCTATGGTGACGCCGGTTCCGCCCGACTTTTTGATGACTACGTTGTAATCACGGGCATTTCTCACCACGAAGAGCCGCCCCGATACGTCAGGGGCAATGATGTTCGCCGTCGCATTACCACTCGATGTTGTCAGCAGGAGCAGTTTTGCCTCCGATGTGGACATTTCCCAATCAGCGGCGGCGGCATAGTTATGGACAGAGGCAATGCCATAGGTCGCATCAGGTGAGGTGATCACGGGAGTGGTGATCGTCGGCGACGTCAAAGTTTTATTGGTAAGGGTGTCCGTCGTATTGCGCCCGACCAATGTGTCGTTAGCCGTCAGAGTCGGGACGGTAAAGTAATATGATCCAACCCAACCAGCCGAGTCCTGGTAGTAGATTTTCGGAGTCGATACCCCTTGCCGCAATTGTGACTGGCCTATGGCCCAGGTAGCAAATACAAGCACCAGGAACATGGCCAGGAAGATTCTCGCGGATCTTTTCATGTTGTGTCCTCCTTAAATGGCTATGGTTTACGGGGGTCGGTTCGTAAACGGACCCCCTCTGCCATCATGTTATTTATCCTGATTCTTACGCATCCTTCGGCATAGCCGCCGCTGCCGTGTTGATAACGACATAGACGTAATCCGTGGCGCCGATTTCGACGTCCCATGCAATCCGAGCCTGGAAGGCTATCCGCCGTTTGAGGTAGGATTCCGTATCCATGCCGAGGGTCACATACTCGAAGCGGAGCTTCCATTTGCGGACGAACTGTTTCTGGAAAGCGCCGAAAAGCCAACAGGTGGCAGAGATGTCATCCAGTTTCGGGCTGGAGACGATCCGCTCCGGAGGAATCCACCATTTTCCCTGGGGACCCCAGTTGGACACTTCGTTTTCCACACCAGGCACGTACTGGGAATTGCTGATCTTCAGCATCTTGCCGACGAGAGCGTTGGGAACCAGGACCTTGACAAGAGACTGGGGAACGCTGATCCGCTTTCCTCGGCCATTCAACATATTCGACAGGCGAATGCGGGCCGCTTCGAGATTCGTTTCGTCAGCCAGGGCATTGTTCTGTACCCAGTTTCCAAGGGGGGCTCGCTTGCCGGGGGTGTTGGCCGTGGCGCTGTAAAGAGCCGTGCCCGTACCATCCGGACGATAGACGTAAGGAGCGGCAGGGGCCGCCGCCGAACCATAATAGTCGTAAATACGGTATATGGTCTGCTCTTCCACCCAATCGGAGGAGATTTCCGCCAGGGCGTTGACCCGATTCACGATGTCGGGGATCTCGTTTTCCTCGATGGATTCCTGGGAGATGGTGAGCATTCGCCCGTTTCTCAAATGGCGGATCTCGGCCTTTTCTTCCGTCGCGGAAATTTCCGGAAATTCATCGGTCTCCTTTACCGATGAAATGTCCTTGTCCATACTGTGGATGGCCGAAATGGATGTAACCTTTTTCGCGTCTTCCAGCTCGGTTACAAGCTGCTCGCCGATGGTTTCCAAGCCCTGGTAGGCGTCGTTCATGGCGGCAATGACGAGGGATCCGGTGAGAATCGGGAAGGCCGACGCGGAGATGGTGCGGACCGCGCCGCCAATGTTCATCCTCACGGGTACGGCAACGTCATGGAGGACGCCGAAAAGTCCGTTCATGTCTCTCATCTGTCCCAAGGTGAGTTTCTTTTCGCCGATGAGTTTCTGAACCCTTTCCATGAACAGGGCGGGATTATGTTTGGCCAAGTCGCGGATATCCCGGATGGATAATCCCGGCGCCGCGCTGACCCTGATGTCTGATATAAATCTTTTAGGTGGCATCTTATATTTCCTCCTTTACTTGTATGTTTCGTTTATCTTACCCTTGCTTTGCCCAGGTTCCCTTAATCGACGTCACCCACCAACCATCGGCGCCATCGCCCTTGATCGTAACCATGTCGCCCTCGACTGCGGTCCCCTTTGTGTTGATCAGATCCTTGTCGTCCACCGATGTAACGTAATGAATCGCATCCGAAGCGTTAGGACTAATGGTAACTTCCACCGTTGTATCCGCAGCCTTATTGATGAAGGTGTATTCGATCCCTTCTTTGGTGGCTGGTAGCGTGATCGTCTTGGCGTCGGTATCGACCAGGAAGATTTTCCCACTATCTTCGTAGGTCAAGGTGCGGTTGTCCGATACGGTTTCGAACTTGTTTTTTTGCAATGTGCCCTGGAGGGCCTGCCAGAACGAACACTTGGGGTTCATTTCGACCACCGCCTTGGATTTATACGTCAAGGTGGTTCCGGTCTGAGGATAATTGTCGTCCCCGCAGGCAAGAAAGACCGGGAAGGCCGTACCGCTATAGGTCAGCTTTTGACTGTTGGAGGCGGTAAGGATGAATCCTTCTCCCTGGGCTACCTGCCGGGGTGCGGCAATTTCGAACTCGAATTCGTCGCCGGGCTTTGGGGCAATGAATTCCATATAGCGAGCAACGTCCGCTGCTTTCTGCTCTTCATTGGAAATGGCCAGGAGATAAAGTTCTCCGTCTGCGACAGCAGATACGGGCACCCAATATCCCGAAGTCTTGTTGTAGCAGCAGATTTCGCCGCGCTTAATGGCCTGAGTTGACCCCGCCTGGACTTTTCCGGGAAAGATTGTCTCCTTGGTCCCGTATTTGTTCCTCACAAATGGTGATAAGTTTTCTGCCATGATGTATGTCCTCCTCTTTTCTCAGGTTTTGATCAGTCCAAAATGATGGTTGCCGGTTCTGCCAGTCCGCGCACCAAGTCGTCGTCGGTTATGGCCGCAAGTCGTTGATCCGCGTTGACCTTCTGGTCGCCTTCACCAGCATCGGCGGGTACACCGCGTTCTTTGCCGACTTCGGTAAAGAGGGCGTCTGTGATTTCGTCAGGCGTTTTCCCTTCCGTAAGAAGCCGAAAGGCTATGGCCTGTCCTTTTTCCCCCAGGGCTGCGGCTCTACTAAATACCTGAAGCAATGCAGTTTTGTGGGCCTCGTCCCTGGATGCAATGGCCGCATCGATCTTTGATTGAAGTTCTTTAGGGTCCATGTCTTCTTTTCCTCCGTGATTAAAATGTGTTTCTTGTTGATTTGATTCTACTTCTATACCCATATCGTCCAGGGAACGCATATCACGCCCCACGCCAACAGTATTATCAGCCGGGATAGGCGTCAGCGACACCTCGTAAGCCGCCCATTTTACCGCCACATAAGTCGGCGGAGATCCTTCGGGGCCACCGCGAACCTTGCCATTGCCTATTTCGAACTCCTCGTCCGGATTCAACTTGCGGAATTTTTCCACCCGGTAGCCAACGGAGACGCCACGAAGGGAGCCACTTTTTACACGCTTCATGGCCAGCTCCCCCTCGTCGGTATCGTCAAATACGGCCTCGGCGCGTCCCTTGAATTCCTCGTCGATCCGAACATTTTTCAGGGGGCCAATGATCCGTGCGCTGTTATGATCGAACAACAATGATCGCAGGCGGCTCATGTCGGCGTGCTCCTTTTTGTGGCTGAGAATCTCTATTATACAACAGCGGGATACGGGCGTCTCGGAAGAAAAGGAGAAGGAAATACTCCGCTTCTCTTCATCCACCGCCCGTTCGTCAATTTCGAAATTCCGGTAAAACAATTGATTTTTATTCGGCATCTTCGGTTTCCTCCTTGTCTTTTCCCTTCCCTTTGTCATCGCCTGCGATAGGCGGCGGGGCTTTTTCCGGCTGCAATTTCACCCCGTATTTTTTTTCCATCTCTTTGATCTTCTTCATTTCCATTGCCCGCGCCTCGATGGTTTCCTCAAAGTCTTTGCCTTTGGACGCGCATATGTCTGATAATGTCTCAAAAAGGTTTTCCACCTCCAATTGCTTGCCCGTTGCTTCCTTGACAGGATCCACCCAGGCCCATCCTGGAGGAATCCAGGCACAACGAAGATAGTCGTCACGGCGACGGTCAAATCCGGGGGCTTCGATCTTGCCGGAGATCAGGCCGTCGGTGATGAAATTCTCCCAGATCGGAATGCAGAAATGATTGATCATGTAGAGTTGATAAATCCGAAACGCCAGATACGCCTGGAGCAGCACCGTCCGGGCATTGCTGTAATTCAGGTTCGCCCAGTCATTGGCGAATACCTCATAGGGAATATCCACCGCGTTGGCGATATTCATCATCATTTGGCGGATAAAATTCGAGAAGGCATTATTGGGACGATTTGATGAAAATACGTTGACCTCTTCGCCAGGCTGCAAATACTCGATCATGCCGGGTTCGAATTCGCGGATCTTCTGGGCGGTGTTGTTGGATGAAAGGGAAGAGTACATGGAATAATCCGCCGGGCTCTTGACGAAGGCGGCCAAACAAGCGGCGATGCGAGCGCCGACTATCTCGGCCTCCAGATAGCGGTCCAGATCCTGAATATCCTTCAATCCGGCGGCAAAAGGTGTGTATCCCCGCGATTGTCCGGGGCGAAGAATGTCGTATAGATGCAATACCTTGCGATTACCGTTGCTGGCAAAGGCGTCAACCTGTTCGTAATCGTTAATATCTTTACCTGTGATAACCGTTGAACCGGGATGTTTTTTTAGGATATAATAACGGATGGGGACACCTTCCGTATCAAACTCAACGCCGTTGCGAATCTTTGGATTACTCATTTCTCCGGGAGGGGTGGAGAGGCGGTCTATTTCACAGACTTCGAGACAAAGGGGCAGAGGGCGGCTTTTGTTTTGAGATGACCGGCAAATGACGATGCTTTCTCCGTCGCCCATCATTCCCCGGAAAGCGAGGGCCTGCTGCTCATAGAAATTCATCTTCAAGGCAGCGTCGGATTTGGATGACCAGAGCCGCCACAGTTTTTCTGCATTGTAATTGAACCGCTCGGCGCTGTCTTTGGTGATGGAGGACAGCGGATCGTCGCCGCCAATATCATAAGGACCGTCTTCCTTGACTCGCGCCTGGGGACGAATGCCGACGCCAATGACGTTATTGGTAATTCGACGCAGCGGCCCCGCCACAATCCCGCTATTGCGGGTCAAATCGCGCACGTTGTTTCGTAAGGCGGAAAGGCTTGTTACGTTGGAGGCATCAGCATCGCGGGTAATATTTGTCCAGTCGGAGCGAAGACGTCCACCGGAAACGGCGTCAAAACTGCGCCGTCCGTACCCGCCCAGAGAATCTACCATCATTCGGGCCGCGTGGCGCTTCAAGGCGGTACGGGGCGATATATAGGCAATGAGGCGGTCCAAGGAATTCATGACGATTTCGCGTTTCATAACCCGCTCCCCGCTCGGTTGAAAGATGCGTATGCTGTTCTTGGTCCGGAAGCGGCGCCGGTCATCATGTCGCAAAATTGGAGAAATTCCTTGACTTCGCCCAGATCCCGAAACACCCGGTTTCGACTGCCGATGCTATATGATTTCGTCAGTACCGATCCGTCGGCCAGGTCGTCCAGGATTGTAGTTTTCAGATCTGCCCAGGATGTAAACGCCATTCTTAATCCTCCATTTCGCCGCGCCAGCCACATTCGCGGCAACGACATACGCGGGTCCGGATGTCAGCATTGTGTTGTTCCGTCACCAGAGCAGCCAAAGCGGTGCAAACAGGACAGCCATTACGGTAGCGGTGGGACGTGGAGGAGGGCGCAGGGTCAAGATGGGAAACTTCCGCGTTTGTGGTGCGAAGCCGTGGTCCTGATCGTCTTTCTTTTTCCATTTTCTCACCCAAGATATAGTGGTTCGTTTTCGCGGGAAAACTATATCATGGGTTTTTGAGAAAAAATGGTCAGTGGACAGCTTTTGGCCGGAAATGAGCCGCCATTTAGCCGGCTATTGGCCACTAAATTTCTTGACAAGGGATTTTAACGATTTTTATTGGCAGGAATAAAGGGAAAGAAAAGGCCCCCGAAGGGGCCTTGAGGGAGGCAAAGGGGGGGACTACATTTCGGGAACATTGACGCCGAGGGAGGATTCAATCCACTCGGCAACCAGGCGGCGATGACAATCTTCGCCGGGACGCTCCCAGCAGAGCAGGATGGCGTCGGTAAGTTCGGCGTAAACCTTGGCGGGATCGAGCCGGGCAAGGACATCGCGCTTGTACTCCGCGACATATTCGGGCCAGGGCATCCCTGCTTTGGCGCGTTTAAGCAAGTCGGCGGATGGGGCCAGGGCAATATAGCGGCGAACCGATCCGCACCAGCGCGGGGTGCCTCTGGCGATACTGACAGCTCGTGGATCCTTGACGGCTGCTTTGTTGGCAAAATAGGATGTCATCATTTCATGCTCCTTTCTTTGGCTTGGTTGTCCAAGATGATTTTTGTGGGGTTCCCTCCACCAAGTCCGCTTCTCCCGTTATGACTTCATCGGGCAAATTTTTTGCGTTTGACTTAGTGATGATCCTGAAAAATTCGTCAATATTATCCGTGTGAGCATAACAGCGTCCATCAACATATAGGACAGGCATTCCCATGCGAATGAATTTAAGATATAAAAAACGGGATATGCCGGCATAATCCATGATTTCCTGCCGACTGGTTAGAATTTTACCAATTTCTTTTGTTCCCATTTATCTCTTGAACCATCCCCTCTTTTTGCCAATGAAGGTTTCTTCATTACGCCGTTCCGTATTTTCCTGGACTTCGGCATCCTGTTGTCTTGTTCTGATCGTTGGGTTTGCCAGCAACCTCAGTCCGCCGCCGGGGAATTCCATTTCGACACACGCCGACGCCAGGATCTCTGCATCAAGCAGGTGATTTGCTCGCTGATGGACGTTTACCCATTCTTCGTTCCCTCTCTCGTTAAGTTGTTTCTGCTCTGCCAGAATCTGGGCTACATAGTCCGTTCCGGTTGCAGCGTGAAGAAAAGAGGCGCCGGGTAGGTGCCGGCTTTCCTCTTTGGTTGCCAACCGGAGGCGGTAGTGATACTGGTCTTTCGCTTTCTCCGTGGACACGGAGAGTATGCGGAGGCCGCCGGGCAGTTTCTTCCCGCTTGGGGTGGACATAATCGCATTTCCCAGGCTCAACATGCCAGGCATGGACGAGCTAGAGCCTTTTGTTCCCCAGAGGGCGACACCGCCGCGACCGCGATTCTTGATCAACCAGAAATATGTTTCCTCTGTCATGGTCATGTCTTCGTATTTTTGCCCTCCGCCAGTGTCTATGGCCGCCCTGAAGATCCGCATGGTGCGCCCCGTATCGCCCACGGGATAGGAGGCTTCAAAAATCAGATTTTCCACATCTTCCCAGGTTGCCAGAAAGCCGTAATGAATGAGCCAGCTTGTCAGATCCGGAGCCCAGGCGCGGACTACAAACCAGAATCCCGACAACTGGACATCAACGCCAATGGTCAGGGCTACGGCTGCTTCCGGAACGGTCTGTGGCGGAAGATCGCAACGAGCAGAAAGGATTTCTTCTTCGTCTTTTGAAATAACAATGAGCTTCCAGGGTTCTGCAAGATGCTTATTGTAAAAATCCTTGAATTTATTAACATCCGTCAGTCCTCTCAAAAAGGCGGCGGCAATGGCGGATAAGGAAACAAAGGGAGACAGCCAGGACGGTAGATGAAAGCCGATTTTGACCGGGCGATGTTCTCGCAGGTAGGTTTTTAGATCCTTTTCGGTCTTACGTTCCCGCCATTTGCCATGTCTGACGGCGCTATCCCTATCGTAGTCGCTCCATTGGGTAAGGCAATGGGGACATTCATACCAGGAGAGCTTTTCCGCCTCGATGGTCTCAGGCGCTTCCGAATGGCATTTTCCGTCCGCTGCGGGTTCCGTCTTGTGCGCCCACTTGATCTGCCCAAAGGTCATTCGCTGGGATGCCTTGCACGCCGGACATTGCACCCAAAAATCAAAGATAACCTGGGCCTCCGTCGTCAGAGCCTTCCAGATATTGCCTGTGTCGATTGTCGGGGTGCTAATTTTCCATATTTTGCGGTTATGGCGAAAGGTTGTGGTCCGGGCTTCGCCCAGGGATATGGGGTCCGCTTCTCGCTTGCCCGCCGTGTCGGTATATTTGTCCACCTCGTCAAATATTACGTATCGGATCGGTTTGTTCGCCAGACGCGCCGCCGATCGCGCCCAGGCCATATAGATCGGCATGTGCTGAAGGCTTATCC